TATGACGATGGCATCGGTTAACCCTCAATCTGGCGATTGGCGATCTCAAGAGCCTGGGCAACATGGGTGTCCGGCGTTTTGAGCAGCACTTCAGTGTTATTATTGATGGTTTTCTTGGCTTTGTCAGCCATAGAGACCAAGCTGTTTGCGATAGCCTCTGGGTGGGCAATACGGCCCCCAGTAGCCCGACCAGGACGCAATGGCAAAGCCTGATACTCTGGGCCAGTCTCTACCGACTCAAAGGCTTCCAGATTGCGGATCGGAGCGTTCTGCAAAATCTGCGGCGCTTCTTTCAGCTTTGGCGCACCAGCACGTTCTGCCCCACGCTGTAAGCCGCTGGCCACCGCACGGAGGCCCGCACCACCGGCTTCAGCCAATCCAGCACCGATGATAGCACCAGGAAAGCCATGGAAGGTATTACCGATAATACCGGCGCCAATTGATGTGCCACGCTGGAGAATGTTGATGATGTCACTCTCACGTTCACGTGCGGTTGTCGGAGCCTTGTTGACCAGCTTGATAGCTGCCGAAAGCTGACGCATTTCACTCAGTTCTTGAGGAGTAAAAATGCGCTTTGCGATGTTCGCGTTGTTGGTCAGGAAACCATCAATCTTCTTAGGCAACTGCGTCAGGTCGCTGGTGTCACCAAGCGCCAAGGTACGCATGTTGCTTTTGATGGTGTTCATAGCTTCGCTGTCTTTACCCAGCGCCTTTTCCAGACGGGAGTAGACTGCTGTGCCAAGCTCTCTGTTCATGAGGCCGGAATTGATAGCGCCTTGAGCAGCTTCAGCGGCGTCTTGGGCAAGGTTTGAGGTCAGGTTGCCCTGATCATCAACCATGCGGCCCGTGATCTTATTCATGATCTCGCTGCCACGACCACGGCGCGGGTTATACATGGCTGAGAACTGGTTCCAAAGCTTGTTACCGCTCTGCCACTTATCAAGAAGCTCACGGCCAGCGCCTGTGTACAGACCAGACTCCACAGCAGATCCGATGGAGTCTTTGTAGCTGTGCCGGATGAAATCCAAAACACGCCTGTCTTCAGCACTTGCGCCGCTGCGAAAAGCGTTCAGCTTCTTGCCAATCTCAATGACGTTCTCTGCATTAAGCGGGTCATTGGAGAAAGGAAGCTTCACATCCCCAGAGGACAAGCCCTTGATATACTCATAAGCTTTGCTGGCTTGCGGGAAACGGTCTGCCTCAGCACCTTCAGCCAAAGTCGGGAAGCGTTGGATCTTGCCGCCAACCGGCATATTCCCTTCCAACTTAAGTTGAAGCATCGGGAACAGGCTTTGCTGGACATGCTCCGCAAACTCAACTTCAAGGTTACGTGCCGCGTCAAACTCAGCAGAAGCTTTGCCCTTGAGCGTATTGGCGCCCTTTAACAGATCATCAGCAACCGAAGTCTCAATCGGACCTGTCGGGAACTTTTCTGTAGCACGCTTTGCCAGCGTTTCCCGAGCGACAGTTTGGGCTTCTTGGGCAATGTCTTCAGCAGCCTTGGCTGGCTGAACTCCAGTTACCATAGCCTTAGAAGGCTTGACGCCTTGAGACGCTAGAAAACCCTCAATAGCAGCTTCTTCCGTTGCGCCCTTCTTTGCCATGTTGGCAATGATGCCATCTTGAACTTTAGCAATTTCGTCTGCGGGAAGATAAGGAGACAGCGCACGATTGATAGCCAATTTGGCTTCATCGGTAGGCACACCTGTGTCGGGGTCAATAGGTGATTTAACCTTGCCAAAGGCTTTGGAAAGAGGACCCATCGCCGCTTGCAAGCCAACGCCAAGACCCGCACCAACAAGGGCAGACTTTCCTGCCTCGCCAACATCTAGGGTTTCAATGCCTGTGGAAAGACCACTCAGGCCAGCACCAGTTGCGCCGGCCCCAGCGTATTCCGCTGCCTTACCGGCGCCGACACCAAGCTTAGGAGTTACAGCAGCCTTAGCAATCTGGCCCGCACGACCAACAGCACCGAGAGGCACAAACATGCCACCAACGATACCGGCGCCAGTGCCGACCTTTGACGCAATTGGGTTACGGCGAGCAAGAGCTTCTTCATACTCTTTCTGCTCTTTGTAAACCTCTTCATAAGGCCGTCCAGTCGCCACCTTTGTTGCGTAAGCAGCAATATGAGACGGAACGTTAAATCCCGCTGCGTTGAGAGCATTATAAGCGCCGGTCTTTACAGCTTCCGGAACGATACCGCTGGCAGCCTCAACAAGCTCACGATCCTTGCGCTCTTGAGCTTCAGTCGTGGTGGCTGGCGGCCTATCGCTACGATCAGCAAACTGCTGCCACGGGCCAGAACCCGCCGGAAAATCTGATTTTTGTGAACCAGTATCCTGATAAAGCTCCCAAGGACCAGCCATTACTGCACCTTTTCCCAGCTAGAGGGAGAAGCCGGATTTCCGCCCTTAAAGCGGTATCCTTGTTGAACTGCGCCGACTTCCGGAACAGCAGGAGCCTTTGGCGCTGGCTGTGAAGTTTCCGAGCGGCCAGCAGTCCCACCGCCAGCAGGAGTGAAGTCACCGTATTGTTTACGGATATCCTCCACGTGAGATGGCGGGACATTTTTGCCAACAGGAATTTGCCCAAACGCGCCACGGACTGCGTCCTTGTAAGCGTTGGGAGATTTCTCTCTGTACTGCATCTCAAACATATACGGACGAATGTTGCCGCCAGACTCAGCCCAAGCTTTATCCTTGGCCATGAGGTAATCCATTTCGCCAATCGTGCGACCGATAAGCGAATAGGTGGCGGCTGGATCCAGGGACGGGTTCGGAACGGTCTGAACGGCCCTCTCCAAAGCTGCCTTTGGCGAGCGCGACAGATTGTTGTCACCAACAAGCGTAAACGATTCAGCCAAAGCCAATTTGAGAGCTTCATCGTAATTTGGTGAATTGCCCTGCAAGACTTTAGGCACATAACCAATCGTGCCCTTAAACCACGATTCAAGATCTGCCTTAATTGCAGAAGCGCGACCTGGTTCATAGCGCGAGTAAATCTGAGCCAAACGGTTCAAGTTGCCACGTGCGGTGTCGTATGTCGCCATACGCCGGTCGGCTTCTTCATTGCGCTTGCCAATGCTCTGTGTTTCAGACTTGGCCAATTCAGCGTTCTTGCCAACTTGGAGCGAAGCTGCTTCGCGAATGTATCCATCCAGACGCTTCTGCTTTTCTTCCGCAACCTGACGCAGGGACTGCGCTTCTTTCATTTGGTCGGCATCGCCCGTTGAACTGAGGGCTTTAGCCTTCCTCATGTCGGTTTCAATGTCGGCACGCATTTTTGCAGGATTACGCTCGCCTGATAGGCCGTAATAGTCGGCATAACGCTCAACGTATTCCTCAACTTGCTTCTGACCCTTATCGGCCAAATTAACCTTGTCTGGAGTTACATCCATCCAAGACTTAACAGTTTCTCCCTTGGCGGGTTCAGCACCGGCAGCGGGCTTTCCTTCAGCCGGAGCAGCAGCGCCACCCGCAGGAGTGACTGCACCAGGTGCTGTAGGAGCACTAGGAGCTTTAATGCTGGTTGTGGATGTGTCGCTTGTTCCTGCGCCAAATCCGTATTGCGCTGGGTCAACGCCGCGAGCTTTCAGCAAACCGGCGTAAGTGTTGGCAACAACATCGCCAGTTGCTTTCTTGCCTGTGTACTTATTGTACCAGACAGTTTCGCCGGTCTTATCGTCATAAGAGCGAGTAAATTGCTCCTTGATGATGTCCAAAGCGCCCTTAGCCAGTTCGGCTTGGAGCTTCTTGTTCTGTTGATAGCCAGTGACGCCGCCGACAATGCCTTCCCCAAGAGCCCCGCCAAGCGTTGGGCGCTGAGATGCGAGCGTTGAGCCAACAAACGACAGGAATGGCACCAAGAACCTGTCTGAAGTGACAGTATCACCAATGCCCTTAAGGCTCAGGCCGTCTTCTTTTGGCTCTTCACGGTATTGGGCTTCTTTGGCTCCGCGAGCAGGAAGGTCAGACCCTTCTTCTCCGCCGTAGTATTTGTTGAACTTTGCGATGTAACTTGGAACTGTGGTGCCAAGCACATCAGCAGCGTTACCAGCCTTCTCCATTGGACGACCAGAGAACCACATGGAAGCAACCTGTGCAGGGTCATTATACTGTTTCAGATATTGGCCCATGCGGTGCTTAGCTGTTTCTTCTTGCGCTTGCTCGTCCTTAAGGAACTCTTCTGGAGTCATGCGACGACCAAGAGCTTCTTCAGTCCAAGATGGGATGTTGGCGCCCATGACCTGATACAGGCCATACGCCCTGTCACCCTTACGTGTAACCGGACCAAGTGCGTCAGAACGGCCACCGCTTTCACTGCGCTTGATGGCTTGCATCGTCTTGGCAAGTTTGGTGTCATAATCTTCTGGGATGTTTTCTGGCGGAACGAGGCCCGTATCCTCAGCAACAACACGCTCACCATCGGCATGGTGCTGACGGATAATGTAGCCAAGATCATCAACGGTTCCACCAGCCGCAAACATTCCCATGGCCATCTTGCCGATGTTCATGATGTCTTTGATATCATCCATGCCGCTGCGGCCTTGATGGGTCTGAGCAGTAGCCAGTTGTGCTGGCTTAGGAGCCGATGCAAGAACGTCCGATGGAAGGGCGCTTGATGGGACATGAGCGCGATCCTCGTTCGGATCTTCGTTCATATCATTATTAACGTCACCACCATCTTCATAGTGATGACGGTCAACAATCAGGCCACCATGAGCCGCACCTTCTTTGCTTTTGAAAAAGTCACCGACTTCGCTGAAGATGTTTTTGCCACCCAGCTTGCCTTGGCCACCAATAAGGCCAGCAGAACCTTCCTTGTCCGTAGCCGTTGGCGCCGTGCCAATGAGGCCAGCCTTGCCCATCTTATAGGCTTCAATGCCGCCCTTAACATTCCCGACAACATCAGAAAGGCCAGTTTGGCGATTGGCTGCCACGTTGGAAGCTGTCGCCAACTTGGACGGGATAGCAACGCCGCTAGTCGGGACAATGCCACCACCGCCAATAGAATCCCCGCCAAGAATGCCCTTGTTGCCGTAAACATCAATCGGCTTGCCAATAGCAGCCAAGATGCTCTTCATGTCTGTGGGGTCAACAACCCCGCCGCCAGCAAATTCACCCGGATTGAATACGGCCCCGCCCATGGAATTGACATCAAGGCCACCGCCATATTCGCGATGAGGACGATCCTCGGTAGCCTTCTTGTAATCCACGGTCTTATAGAGCTTACCGTCAGCCGCCGGAGCCAAGCCAACTGCTTCTGGCTTCTCCTTCTCAACGTCCTGAGCGATAAGGCCGATCTGGGTCTTTTTGTCGCCCTTGTAGCGGTAGCTGTAGATCGGCAGACCGTCATCAGTCTCACCAACACGCTTGATGTCTTCCTTAAGACGTTCGTCAGAGAAGAACCCAGCGGGCTGTGTAGATGTCGTTGTGCTGCCCGACAGCGCACCAGTACCCATGGCGATGTTTGCCAAGAATTGTGCGGTCTGGAAGGGATAGCCACGCTCTTGCAGGAACTGCTGATAACGGGCCGTAAGATCCGCCTGATTTGTCTGCTGTTCTGCTGTACCCGCTGCAATCTGGGCCTGAGCGCCTTGCAGAGCGGCTTGTTGAGCGCCCGTGCCAAGGCCAGCAATCTGCTGTGCGCCCTGCTGGAATGCGGCGCGATTGGCCTGTTCGGCTGCAAGATTAACGCCCTGCTGCTGCTGGGCTGTCTGAAGAGCCTGACCATAGCCCTGCTGGAAGATCGGAGCGATAGCTTGGGCCGTAGCCAAATTCTGCTGACGGGCAAGATTTGCCCGCTCAAGGCCAGCGCGATCCCCTCCAAAGGCACCTGATTTAATAGCTTGCGCCTGCTGCTGTGCGCGTTCCTGACCCTGCTGCTGACGGAGCGCCTGATAAGTTGGGGCTGCGACAGCCTCAGTGAATGGGTTCATATACTGGCTGGTTTGAAGACCACCCGGCGTAACCGGCATGGTCCCTGCCAGTGCCAACCCAGTGGCTGCGCCGTAATACGGCTGGGCCTGACCAGCAGCAGTAGATGTATTCTGGATGCCAGCTTGCTGAGTGGGGGTCAGTCCTGCAACGAACTGACCGCCATATTGTTGGAATGGGGTTTGCGCAACTTCTTCTGCGCGGGCGTTTACGGCGTTGTACCGTGCAAGAACCTCCGGTGGGATAGACACCGTTGACGTAGATTGTGAGGTCTTGCCACCCATATCAGAGTTCCTTGCTCATCCCTGTAGTAGCACCATACAGGAAAAATGCCCCAGTGGGCTTTCCAAACTGACGCTCGTACAACCGCACTTTAGCAGCCGTTCTGTGATTAGATAAGACCCCAATTATCAAGGGCATACCTAAATTATCAGCCACTTGTTTAGAGAACTGGCACAAACGCCGCGCTCTCCCACCTTTGGCACTGCGATAATCTGGATGGATGAAAATAGCCTTTTCTTCCAGCACATTATCATCAGAATACCACATAGAGCCGATCCTGAGTAGGACCGCCCCTTCTAAATGTTCATCGTCGCCGTCAATAACTCCAAGTAACCCACGGTCCAGATTTAAGGCTGGCCAGATTTCTTGAAGAAGCCTTTGAGGGCTTGGAGTGACGAAACCGTTTTCTGACGAAGCTCTGAGAGCCAACTGCATAACTTTGTCAACATCTGCTGGACCTCCGATTCTCACCCCTAGATCATCAGTCATGACTAATCCTTCTTGGGGCCAGGAAGATTTTTGAGGGTTTGCACAGTCTTAGCCCTCATTTTCTTGATGAAACTATCAAGCGCCTTGTGACCCCTATCCAAGTCGTCTTGACCAATAGCTTCAACCTCTTGCGGGGTTATAACATATTCCCCGCCTGCCGCTACGATTGGAACCAATTCTCCGGTCCATCCGCCATCAGCAAATGCCTCAACGCCGGGCAGACCCTTAAGCATCTGCCGGACTACCTTAAACCCTGCCATGGTATTGCCTTCGCCCATGGCCGAAACAATGTCAGCGGGGATCACATAGGACCCCGATGGCACGTGCATAGGAAGATGATCCGTACGTCCTGCCACAGGGCTATGGATCGGGCCAACATGAGGCTTAATGCCCTTCGGACCATTTGCAACGGAAGTCGTCATAAAGTTTGGGGTATGCCCACCAAAGGCGCGGTGCATACGTTTAGAATCCCGCGCTGTATTCAACGCGATAGCAATTGCTTGCTTTTGCGGGCGGCCAGAATGGACTAGCTCACTGATGTTGGAGCTGACAGTCTTCTGAGAAGAACCTTTTTTCAGTGGCATGTCTTACCCCGGAGTGTATGTGACGTTGATAGACTGACCAGTTCCCGGAACAATTGTCAGTCCGTTCGTGAATACCATTCCAACAGGGTAAACACCGACAGTGTTAGGTGTCGCACAAAGAGCATTTGTCGCCGCAGGGGCAACTGTGGATGAAGCATTGTTGATTAAGCCGCTGGCACTTCCCGCCACCACAACCGTATATTTGACCAAATAGCCCGCGCCATTAAAGACAACCGTGCTGCCCGTAACAGTCGCAGATGTGACAGTTCCCTGACCACGCAAATTGGATTGCGCCAAGTTATTAACCGCAACAACGCCGTTCTTTTGGGTAGTGAGAATGTCACCAAGAGAAGCTGTCATTAGAATTTTCCATCGGGCTGAAAGCGGTAGCGCGTATTGCCAAGACGCCAGAACGACCCAATGTCTTCGCTTTCCATTTTAATGGAGACCAAGCGGCCTCTGAAGCGTGGGGTGATGTAGGTCGTGTTCTGTGTCAGATTATAGGGGCCGTATGTAATCGGCGTCTGACCAGCAAAGTCTGTGACATAGAAGCTCAATTTAAGGTTCGCGTTTTGCACGCCACCGTAATAGCCCCATTTCATGTCGGGCCAAACTTGGTCCACGAACATTTTATTGTCAGCTTCTGTGATGACAAAATAGCCCGTCTGGAAAGACGAATACATAGGCTGCCCATCGGCATCCGTAGATGTCTCATGCTGATAAAGATATGTGTTTGTTCCAGCCCCAATCGGTGGTCCAAGAACCGATTCATTGATCCATGCAGTGCGGGCTACATATGGGTTTTGAGCGGTATTTTCACCGAAATCCCACTGATCAAGAATTGTGTTGTATTTCACATAAGCGTTGATTTCCCCGCCATTACTCTTGGTCGGGTAATACCAGGCAACCTCACCAAAGCGGCTGTTGGCAGCAAACCTGATCTTATCAAGGTTGTCCGTGTCCAAATCTTGGAAAATAACATCCCAGATAGGGCAGCGGATTGGCTCAATTCCGTTCCCAGAAAGGCGATAGAACTGGCTCTGGCCCATCCAATATACAGTACCAGACATAGATCCAGCGGCTTTGCGACCAATTAGGCCGCAACCCGTGCCAAGTTCGTTGAATTGATAGACATATGGAGGACCAGCATATTGCATGGCCCAGCAAGAAAGATCGGTCCAGATCAAGCCTTGCTGACCAGCTTGAATGCCTTGAACGATGCGCGATCCTTTAGGAATACGGTAGCTGCCAGCCTGATTTGTAATGGATGGAATCCACTGATCATAATCATTGACATCACACCAACGGATGAGGAGCGGGTCAAGAATGCCATTTGTTGTTGATCCGTAAGCGATAATTTGACGCTGTGGCATCGCAACAAACATGCCCTGATTAACAGATGGCGCGTTCGCAATAACTGTAGCTACAGGGTTCCCGCTAGTGGGTGACCATTGATAGATTGGACCATTAAGCGGGTTAGCAATGAAAATTTCACCCCAATTGTCCAACGTCCAATCAATTGCATTGATCGGTGTCCCTGTGGAGCCAGTAGCGGAAATACCTGTGCCGTACCCGCCGATACCATATGGACCAGCGCCATACCCCGTGGCTGGGGGAGTCGGGCCAATGCCGCGATAGTACAGAAAATGAACATCACCACTGTTCTGGAACCCAGTTGTGGTTGATGTCGCGCTGCTGCTGGCAGAGATCACGAACACATCGGCAGAAGTGACGCTTACAACAGTGTAATTACCGTAAATTGTAACGCCGCCAACAGTCGTAGCAACCAGAGATGGATAAGTGTCGCCCTCAACATAACCGTGATCATTCAAGGTTACGGATACAAAGTCACTTAGGTTTGTGGTCGCGTATTCGGCAACATCGCCACCATTAGCAACAGTAGCTGTCGCCAATGCAGGATTACCCAATACGTCAGTTGCATAAATATTGTAGCTGTTTACGCCCACAAAAAAGCACTGATACTGTCCAAAAAGAACAAGACCGCCAACACTCACCTGTGTTTGAATGTCTACAACATCATAATCGTTGATGCTTCTGCCGGTATCTACAATCGTAATTTCGTTGCTGCCAGAAGTCGTACTGAAATCAACCGCGACATTTACTGTCGTTGTTTGAGGCGTAATATCGCTGAGACCGCCCGAAACAATGACGCTCAATGCGCCCCCGCCGCCAGCCGCTACGCCTTCAGCGCCGACACCAAGATAGGAGTTAGAATTGGTGTCTTCCCATGCCCACAAGCACCGGACAATAGAGTTGATCGTGCTGCCAAAATACTTGGTCCAGCCGCCCAGCTTTTGAACAAGCCCGCCCAAAGTGCGGTCAGGAATAAACCGAATAAGCTGGCTATAAGAAATAGCTGCTTCGTTAAGAGCGGGGGTCTTGTTCTGATCAACGCCGGGAAGAAGCTTAAATGAGGCATGAGGCATCTGCTATCACCGCGTTGGAGTGGCGCTGATAGACGGTTCCTGCGACGACCAAGCCGCAGCTTCAAACTTCTTACGGTTTTCTTCCAGATCGGCGTTCTTAAGAAGCGTCTGATACTGGCTTTCATAAGTTATAGCCATCTGTGGATCGTCATTGGCTCTGCCAAAGTTACGCTGGTAGGCACTGATGTAAACCATGGATGCCATGATGAAGAGATCAGGCAGATACAGGCTGATGAATGTGGTCTTGTTAGAGATTGAAAGACTGTCAGGACGATAGGTGCCGACAATCTCACAAGTGTAAACAGCATCAGGGTATGGGCCTAAGAGAAATGTATAATCATCAAAAGGAACCCAATACTGAGGTAGACCGCGATTAGCCGTAATACCTGACCCGTAACAGGCATCCAGAAACTCCTTTGTTGTTGGCAAAAGTGGAACGCGGGTTCCAAGATCAGGATCAGTAGTCCCGGCTGGGGTAATAATGTTGATCTGCTCTGGCACAACAAAAGTCCCTGTTGGGACAGAAATCTGACGGCTTCCCACTGTCGTGCTGTATGCGGTTGAGGCAACAGACGTAAAAAGGAAATCCAGATCACGGTACATGCGGTTTTCTGCATAAGTGATGCATTGCGGAAGAATGATCTGAAATTCAGGATTTGTTGACTCAACAACCGCCATAGTGGCAATTTGCTGAACATAGCTGGTCGTGCCAGCTACTGTGCCATCATATGAAAGTCCGGTGGTCATGTGGGGAACTCCGCTATCCCGCTGTTATACCACTATCACGCAGCTTTTGCCATCCGAAGGCCAATAGCCTTGACTTCTTCTACACGGCGACCCCAGCCCTTGCCAAAAGTGTTCCAAGTTGGCAGTCTTTGGAGGAAGTCAAGACGCATATCGCAAAGAGCGTCTACCACTTCTTCAGCAGGACAGGCATTGATTGCCTCAAGGCTCTGAGGGCCAATTAGACCATCGGCATGAACCCCAGCAATTTGCTGAAGGTATTTAGCGGCACGACCCGTACCAGAATTGACCGCCAAATCGTAAGCAGCATAGTCCACTCCTGATGGAAGTTGATCGCCTTTAATCTTATCCCAATAGTTCTTTTTATACAAAGGTTTAACGACATCGGGTGTCAAAGCCCGCATCTCTGATTCGTCAACTTCTCTGCCGACAAACTCTTCCCAGACCTTCTTGGTCACGCCAAGATTTGTCATGCCGCCCGGGTCTTTTGGGTTGTTCACATAGCCGCCCTCATGTTTGAGGACCATCTGAAACGCCTTCTCCCAATTCTCCGCAGCCATCTTACTTGTCCTTTGTTGCCATAAGGTCCGTTTTGGCCTTTGAGCCGGAGGAAGACCCGAAATAATAGGCGATCACGCCTGTGAAGGCCGTCTGCACAGCGCCAAGCATCAACAGCAACGCCTCATTGCCGTTTTTCGGGACACCGTAGACAAACATCCAGAACAAGCAACCAAAGAAGCCAACCGTGATCCCCACCGCCAAAATTTTTGGCATGTGGTCCTTAAGTTCCATTTCGCGCTTTCTGGCACTGTCGCGGTCGCCAGCAGAGATGCGCTCAAGGTCAATCTCAAGCTCTGCCATCCGAACCTTGAAGTCAGCATCAATCTGCTTGATTTGCGCAAGCTGGTCAGGCGTAGCGTTTTGTATAGCCTTAACGACATCGGCTTCAGTGCCTTCTTCGTTCCCGAGAAGCACGTTTGACAATGTTTTGACAGCAAGCCCCGCCAGAGGACCGCCCATCGCGGTTGCTAATGTCGGCGCGACTTGCCCCAATAAGGGGCCAACAGCCTTCAGCAAATCCATTTTAACCCCCTACATTGGCAGGGAGACAGGCTCCCCGAATGACCAGATTGTATGCATATCCCCTTTTATGCGTTTCTTTCAATTCCTCCAACGTCCTTTGGCATGTTGCCTCATCGGGAAGAACTGTGATCGGCATAAAATACATGACTTTTGCAGCTTGAACGTCAAGCATCCAAGCAATTAGGACCACCTTTAAGGTGATCGGCTCCATCACTTTACCTTCTGTTCAAGAAGATGAATGCGCTTGTCCAATTCGCCACGCATCTTTTCCATATCAAAACGGATGCCAGCGCGGGCTTGGGCCGCATCAGCAGCCATGTCCAGACGACTCTTATCAACCAAAGACATTGACCGTTCACGATCAAGAGTCATTGCAGCGCGGGCCAAAGCAGCATCACGCTCTACTTTGTCTATCTTGTCGTTCAACTGCTCACGAATCTGCGCCATATCAATGGTCGTGCCTTGTGGCGGGATAGCCTTGTTATCGGCGTTCACAACGACCGCAATCTTTGATTTGAGTTGGATAATTTCGCTGTTGGCGTTGGACAGGGCGTTCATCAAATACACAACGCATGAGAACAGGATAGGAACACCAGCGAATACGATCTTCTCAACCAACGCACCTTTGCTGGCATTAGCAGCCATCTCAAGGGCAATTTTCTCTTGTTTTTCTTCTGTCGTGCTCATCGGTCAGCCTTTCTTTGCTCAAGGCTGCTGATGCGGTCAAATATCTGTTTTGATATATCTCTGATTTCTCTAGCAAAGTCAGTAAATTCATCGCGGCGAACATAGTGGCTAGGAAGATTTACTTCAATTTGATGAATTTGCTTCCGTAGCTCAGCTACAGCATCCCAAACTTGTCGGGCAAACCAGCCAAGGGCTGCTAAAATAGCACCCCCTGCCAAGTTAATGATTGTCTGTGTGTCCACCGCTCATGCCGCCTTCTCCCCCTCTGGA